TTGATGCTTCAGAACGAGCGGACGCTAAAATACTTGGTGGTATGATAGAGGACGATTATTTGCTAAAAGTATTAAGTCCACAAGAAGATGCCTAACCCAAAGAAAACAATGCGTTGCGGAGAGACTCGCCCTAGCACTCGTGCTGGAAAGAAGGTCATGAAGCTGTATTGTCGTGCTGGCAAAAAGAAGCTAGTTCACGCAGGGGCAAAGGGCTACGGACATAACTACTCACCAGCAGCTCGTAAATCTTTCAAAGCTCGCCACAAATGCTCAACAGCAAAGTGGGGAACAGCTAAACACCTAGCTTGCACTAAACTCTGGGCAGGAAAAGGTGGTAGTAAAAAATCATCACCAAAATCCAGAAAAGGTAAATACTAATGTCACTTTTTAAACTAGCCTCAAAAGGCATACGACTCATTCATGGAGGTAAAAAAGCCTCTAAAAGCTACGGAACTATTACTGCTGGAAAGAGCAAAAGTGGTGTTGAGTCCGCTTTGGATATTGCTAAACTGAGTAAACCAAAAAGTTACGGAACTATTCGTGCGGGTAAATCCAGTAGTGGTGTTGAGTCCGCTTTTAAGAAAAGCAATTTAAAAGCACCCAAGCCCTCGCCTAAAAAGTTTAGTTCAATGAACTTAGGTCAATACCTTTCGGCTGGAGCAAGGCTATCAGCAAGGACTCTTTCCCCAATGGCTAAGAAGAGAAGCCAGAGAAAATTTAATAGAGGCTTATATGGACTTGTTGGAGGAGGTGCTATTGCTACTGAAACAGCAAATAAGATTACCTCTAAAAGAAAAACCTCTAAAAGAAAAACCTCTAAATAAACAAATATCATGGCAACAGCAAAACTAGTAAAAGAAGCAGCTAAGGTTCTTGGCAAGAAAGTTGTAAAGAAAGCAACTAAAAAGGCAGTTAAGAAAACAGCCACCAAGAAGGTAGCTAAAAAAGTACCAACAAAGACTGCCACCAAAAATGTTCGCAAGACAACTGGTGCTAAGAAGTACGATGCCAAGGCAGAGAAGGAATCAAAGAAGGCAGCGACCCAAGCTAAGATGGATAAGATAGCGGCCTCAAAGAAGGATCGCCCATTTAAAGAAGTATCTACAAGGAAAACTCCAAAAGCGGGTGGAATTGGATTGCAGACTGATGCAGCCAAGAAAACAGCTACTAAAAAAGTAGCCAAGAAAAAGACAGCTACCAAGAAGACTGCGGTCAAAAAGACAGCTACTAAAAAGACAGCTACTAAGAAAACAGCCGTTAAGAAAACTGCTCGTAAAACTCCAGCTAAGAAAACTCCAGCTAAGCCCAAGAAGACTTACAAGAAGCCCATTGGCCCACAGACAGCACAGGAATCAGTAGCTGGTCGCCCAATGGAAGGCCCATCTAACTACAAGGGCAACTTCTTTAAAAATAAAGCAGCACGAGAAGCAGATGTTTCTGGTCGCCCAGTCCAAGGCCCAGCAGGAGTTGAAGCATTTAAAGCTGGTAAAAAAGTTGGTGCATCTAAAGCCCGAAGTACAGCCAAGAAACGATTAGGTAAGGTTGTAAAAGGCAAGGGTGCTATTAGCAAAACAGCAAGAAAAATTGGTAAGAAAACCAAGAAGATTGCTGGTGGAAAACTTGGTACTGCTGCTATAGCTGGTGGTGCTGGTTACATGGGTGCTAAGATGGGAAGCGGAAAAAAGGTATCATCCCCCGCAACAGCCAAACCCAGCAAATACTTTAGTAGAGAAGAAATTGAAGCCGCTCGCTTTCGCTTATACGGAAAGAAAAATAAGTAGCTTTAATATAACTCTGTTATAATACTTTCATCGCCCCACTGCTTGGCGTAAAACTGCAGAACAGTATTATGGAGAATATCGCAATAGAGGGTAACGATACGGCCCTCCAAGAAGAAGAAGTATCGTCAGTTGAACAAGCCAAACCACAAACGCTGGAAGAAATTCGGAAAGCACGAGTGGAAAAGCTAAGCCCAAGGCAAGAACAGCCAGAGGAATCTGAGCCAGTTGCACAGGAGGAAACTACGGAGGAAGCCGAAGTAGAAGAACCCCAAGTAGCTGAGACAGAGGAAACTACTGAGACTGCAGAGGGAGGCGAAGGCGTTCTTTCACAGATTGATTGGGATGAAGTGGATGACGACTCTAGGTCGGAAATCGCTATACAAGCCATGGAATTGCTACCACCAGAAAAACTTGGTGAGCTAGCTAAGAAAATGGGGAGTGGTAGTGGTAAACGAATAGGGGAATTGACTGCTCGCATCAAGGAACTACAAAGGGAGTTAGAAAGTAAAGATGCTGCACTAAACAGCAGTATGGATACTCTAATATCTCCAGCTAATGCACTAGCTGAAATTTCCTCCGAGGAGGAACTAGATCGCATTGAGAAGGAGACAAAGGAGAATATCCGCTTTTACCAAAACTGGCTAGCTGGTGACGAAGATACATTTGACTATAAGGGAAGCGAATACACTCGCTCCGATATAGTTCAGTATATTGGTAGTCTCCAAGATAAGTACGATGATCTGCCAAAGCAGAGAAAGTATTTAAATCGCCTAAATGGTGCTACTCTTGAGGCACAGGAGCTAGACTCCAAAGCCCTAGACGAGTTCTCTTGGCTAGCTGACGATTCGTCACCCACTCACGCTGAGTACACGAAGATGATTACATCCTCTGACATGGCCATTGTATCCAAGGTTGCTCCAGTATTAGCAGCTAAACTGAAATATCAGTTAGCTCATGCTGCGACAAACATGGTGAAACCAGTGGCTTCCAAGAAGAAGAAGATCATCATTCCTAGAAAAGTTCCACAGAATGCAGTGAGCGGCAATATATCAGCTAGCTCGCAGAATAAAATGGAATCCCCTAAAATCAAGAAGTTGAGAGAAGCGGCTGGTAAAGGAAATCTTATTGCAGCTAGACAACTCCGACAATTACAAATCAACTCTCGTTATAAATAAACCCCCTAAATAAAGGATAAATCATGGCATTTGATAAATCATATGACAATACACCCCCTACTGGGTCTGGTATTGGTAATCGTGAGCAGTTGTTAGACCTAACTACTGTTCTTGCTCCTCGTCAAGCTCCTGTATACGGACTGCTTCCAAAGCAAGCCGCTACTGCTGATCTTGTTGAGTACACTGTTGACAATCTTCGCACTCCAAACGCAAACAATGCGGTTGAGGAAGGCATTGATGTTGGTACTTCTGGTGGTGGTGGAGGCGACTTTGTCGCCCAGTTCGGTAGTCTTACTCGCTTGGGCAATCGCCTTCAGCACTTCCGCGATACATTTAATGTGTCCAAGAAGCAAGAGATCCTTGATTCAGCTACTCCAGTAAAAATCCAAGAAGCAGAAGAAAAAGCAGCTTCCCAAGTCCTTCGTGACATTGAGGCAGCTATTTGCTCTGACAACTCTGCTGCCACTGGTGCTTCTGGTACTTCTGGCAAGATGCGTGGACTTGGACAATGGATCAACTCATCGCCAACTGCTGATGATGTTGCTACTGTTCCTTCTGATTTCCTCACACCTACTGAAGCTGTTCTTAGCGACTCTAGCGAGGCTCTTACTGAAAAGCGTTTCAACAGTATGTTGACTGCTATCTTTGAAGAAACTGGTGAGCAATCCGATCACATCCTTGTTGCTGGCACAACTGCTCGCAACGAGATCATTGACGGATTCACTCGTGTACAGACCTCAACAGCTACTTCTGCTGGTGGTAACAGCACTGTGTTCAACCAAGGTGATGGCACTGAGATCAACTACAATGTTGAAATCTTCCAAGGCCCTTACGGAATCGTAAAGATCATCTCTGCGAATCCAAAGTGCTTGCCTAACCAAAAACGAGCATATCTTCTTGACCCAAGCCTCTTGGGTTATGCAGAAGCTCTTAGCATGGGTTCAACAATGCTTGAAGACCAAGGCGGTGGCCCTCGTGGTTACATTGACGCAATGGGAACTCTTCTCTGCAAAGGCCCCAATGGTATGGGCAAGATTCTTGACTTCGCAGTCTAAGAATTGACAATTCTGGGTTAGGGGAGTCCAATCTCCCCAACCCTTTTTGTTATGCCAAATAACCTACCAACAGAAGAAGAACTCCTTGAGAATCAATTTAAGATTCTTAAGAACAAAGCTGAATCCGTCTTTAACACAAAGGCAGAACAGCAAAGAATAAATCTAGCTAGAAAATCAGCTAGGTTTTACAAGGGGAAAGATCATCCAGTGCTTGGTAAACACATTGGAAGTGTTCCTCTTAACGAATTTTATGCAATGAACAAGAAGTACGGAGTTGGCTTTTCAAAGGATGATGAGTTTATGAAGTACCTAAATAATAAAGTCCTAATGCCCAACGGCATGGCAGCTAACAAAATTTAATGGCTCTACAAAACTCAACGCTACAGGATTTAAGGGATTTGACATTTGCATTGATTGGTCGTGAGTATGTGAATACCACAGCCTCCTATGCGAGAATCAACGCCCTTTGGAATCAAGCAGCTAAAATGGCCCACAAGAAGACGGATTGGTGGGAGCGTTATTTAATAGTTGGTGAGCCTCGTACTGTTACAGCCAATCGCATCAATAATACAGAGAATTCTTTTTTTGTTAATGGTGCAGGGTTAGATGCAGCTAATGGATTGTATGTAAAGGTAGGCACATATGATGGTGCTGATGCCTATAGCTTAGTGGGCGAAACTGCTGCGGAAACATATTCCTTGCGGAACTCAAGTTCCAACGATTGGGAAATAGTGAATGGTGTTTATAATGACACTGGTGCAACAGTTCTATACACTAACACAGGATCAAGTGCAACTAAGCCAAATGAAACAGATTGGTCAACAGCGGCTGGAGGGACTGCCCCAGCCCCACTGGTTACGGACTTATCCAATATTGAGGTTGCTCTTCGTGTTCATAAAACACAACCCTTTATAGATAAGGGGGCTGCTGAATACTCATTTTACCTAAAAAATAGTACAATATATGTACAGGGAACTGTAAAGAATGAAGCATTTGTTACATACAAGAAACGCTTGGATGTTGATTTGGCTACAACGGATGCAGTTGGCACAGAGATACCTGCGGAGTTCATGCCCTATATGGCACACTACGCTGCTTATACATGGCAACGCTCAGTGGAGCAAAACTCAGATGAAGCCAACTTTGGGCTATCACTTGCTATTGTTAATCAAGTTCTTGAAGATGAACTTGTTAAGATAGACAAGCAGAATCTATTCAATACAACTGTAGCTAGACGCTACAGAACAAACTATAACTCAACAATTATATAATCATGTCTACACCTGCTTATACAGAACAATCCCTAGGAAAGCGTGGCAGCGAAGTTGTAACTGGTGCGGTAAGTAGCAAAAAGTTTGCAATTCTTGTGGCTGGCCCACAGGGTGCAACTATTAGTGCTATTACTTGCTCCAACAAAACTGGTGCTGCTTCACTCATTGGAGATCTCCCTGCTGGATATACTACATACGGAAACTTTACAGCACTCACAGTTACGGCTGGTGCTGTAGAATGCTACAACGCATAATTCAATGCAATTAGGACTATCCAGAACAATAGGTAGTGCTGGTGTAGCAACCTCTGGCTCTTCGTATGATGCCAATGCTCAAGCGTACTTTGATGCAGTAGAGACTGCTACTGGTTCGTTTGATCTTTCATCACTTAACGCAACCTACACGGAGGAGTATGTTAAGAACGCTCACAATGATTTGTTCACGAGCCTTAGTCCGTATTGGTCAAGCATTCATATGCTATTGATTAACTGCGGGAAAACTGGATTAGGAATTAATATTCCTGCGAAAGCGAATAGCTCAATGTACACAGCTAATTATAGTAGCGGTAACTACAACCCGATTAAAGATGGTAGCAATAAAATTGGTTTAAGTGTAAATAGTAGTATATCGCAAAATGTAGGTTCTTCTACGGGATTGCCTACAGCTAATAAAGAAGGCTATACGCTTGTATCAGTAGCAACCTCAGAAGGATTTTCTGCTCCAAATTACGGATGGTACTATTCGCAATCCTATCCAACTGCTAGTCAGATAAGTGGAGATATACAGTACGACAAGCTTCAATATCATATTGGTCAAAACGCATCTTCTAGCATTACTTATTCACAATATAGTGCAACAGGATACCTAGAGTTTAACAAGGGAACTGGGCAAGCTAGAATTAAACGAAACGGCACAACACAGGCTACTAGCGGTTATTTTGGTACAGTTTACGATGGTTCAGCAAGTTGGCAGTTAAATCTGTCGCCAAGCTCATATAGTGGTAGATTTGCTATGCATATGAGTTATTTAAGTAGCACAGTACCATCAGATATTAAAACAGCAGTTAGAACATTTTTAGCTGCATTTGGTGACACAACAATTCCTGCATAACATGAATGACTCAGAAATATCTTTATTAGCTAGTTGTATAAACGCTGACCCTTTTACTGAAGAGCAAGCTGAGTTCTTGCAAAAGTGGTGCATGATTACGACAGATGAACAAGTAGCAGAATTCAACGATTTGTTGCCCAGTAACTTTAATATTACTTCACGGCAAACAAACGATGATCGTACAGTAATACCTGTAGCATTGCTTACAGATGTAAATCTATATTCAGCAATCATAGATGATTTGCAGGAATTAGAAAAAATTGAATTAACCCCGCAGGACTTTTCAGATTGGGTAGAACCCACTGAGTCTGTAGACAATTCATACCCAGTTCTTACTGATGAATTAAAAGCAGAGCTAGAAGCAGCGGGAGCAATATTTGAGGAATGATGATGGACGATCTAATTTCACGAACCTCGTTTGGTACAGGAGGATTCCTAGCAACAATCGGTCTTTCCGAAGTAAACGCTGTAGTTAGCCTGTTCGTAGGTCTAGCTACTTTGATGTATATGGGAATATCTATTTACAAGTTACTCAACAAATAAACCCCCAATGTTTACCATTGATAGTGTGATCGCTGCGTAGCGGAGATTGCACTCCACTTTTTAATATGACACCAGAACTTATAGCAATGTTAGGAGGAGGAGTTAGTGGCTTCATCATGAAGTTCCTAGCTAGCCAAGCTCAAAGTCAAACTCGTTTATTTGAGCAAATGCTTCAGAAGCAAAAAATGGCAGACAAGTCAGCAGACCAAGCTGCCTCTCGTGGTGGTGCATGGATGCGTAGAGCAATAACATTCTTCGTCATGTTTGCCATTATAATCGTCCCCACAATCATTGCTTTCACTGAGATAGGTGTTAGTATTCAAAGCGAATCAAAGGGCTTTCTAGGGCTATTCAAGGGCGTTAAATGGGACACTATAAATGGTTATGTAATTCTTCCAGAGGTTCGCCAAACGGCACTCGCAATTGTTGGGTTTTACTTTGGATCATCCCAAGTTAAATGAATGAGATTCTTTCAATTATATCAGCACTCTGGCCTATTTTTCTTGGGTTCATTACCCTAGTTATTGTATTAGCTAAGATGCACTATAATATAGAAACCATAAATGAGAAGGTAAGAGTTCTCTTTGATTTTCACAACAAAAGGAAAGATAAATAATTATGCCAAGAGGAAAAGGAACATACGGAAGTAAGGTAGGTCGCCCACCCAAGAAAAAGTCCTGCGGTTGTGGGAAGATGAAAAGGGGGAAGAAGTAATGCCCAAGGATGCCTGCTATAAAAAGGTTAAGGCTCGCTACAAAGTATTCCCATCTGCTTACGCAAGTGGGGCAATAGCAAAATGCAGAAAGGTTGGAGCGGCGAATTGGGGCAAGAAAAAATCAAGCATAAGGAAGAAGTAAATGGCGGTACGCAAGACACAGGCGGGTGCAAACCTAAAGAGGTGGTTCAAGGAAAAATGGATAGATGTCCGATCTGGCAAGCCCTGCGGACGACGAAAGGGAGAAAAGCGAGGAACGCCCTATTGCAGACCATCAAAGCGTGTTACAGCCAAAACCCCTGTTACTGCTTCAGAGCTTACTACAGGACAAAAGAAGAAGCGTGTTGCTCAGAAGAAGAGACTAGGTCAACCCAAGGGGAAGCCAAAAAGAGTATCCCCAGTAAGAAAAAATCGTAAATGAGTTTAGGAAATACCAGTATACATCAAAGGGGAGAAATCCCAGAAATTACAAAACTACCCAATAATCGTATTAGGGTAGTTCGTAGGTTTCAGAAGTTCACTAGGGAAGATGTGGACAATGCCAACTTGGGTTCGCTCATGGGCAACTTTGGTGACTTGGATACAACTGGCGAACAAATAACCAACCAAGGCTATACAGACTGCCGTCTGATTTCCGTAGATGTAGACACTCGTTTTAATTCACAGGCAAATGCGGATAACGCTGTTCTTGTAAAGACATACGAAACTCTTACTAGCTCCTTTGTCCAGATTGTTGATGATACTATTGATTTTCCAGAGGACGGCATAAAGAGAGTTACTCGTGTGTATCGTGCGGTTTCTGGCACTCTAAATTCAAGGACAGTGGGAACTGTATATAGCGTAGGTGGAGTAAATCTTTATCTAGCTAGCTATAAAATTGAGGACAATGATGCATTTGCTCAACTCACTGAAGTATATATAAATGCTGGAACTATATCGGAATCCGTCAGCGAAGCTCCCAGTGTTTTTGCTGGAGCTAAACAAGTAACAAGGAAGTCAGTTGGTGTAGCTAGTGTTCCTGCTGGAGTCCTTATTGATTCAGTAGACGAAAACTCTGGGGGATATACGACATTTACTAGAACTTGTTTACAGAACATATCTGGCACTACCGATGACCTTACTGGAACAACACAGGAATTTAAGGATGTAATTGAGGTTCAAGAAATCGGAACAATTGAGCTAACAACAATAGCAACAGAAACAGGGGGAACAATGGCAATTGTAAAAGCCACACCCCCAAGAAGGAAACAAGTTTCTGCAACTGTTACAACGGAGATAACAACCACTCCACCCAACACAGACCCCACTGACATTGCTTACAATTTAGAGGACGCATCCGTTTCTGTAACGACAACAAAATCAAGCCTACAAGTAGGGGCTGGTGCTACAGTTGTTGCAAGAGATGGAAGCACATCGCTGAGTGCCACTGGCTCTAATCAAAATATATCAAACTCAGCTAGAATACAAATTTACGATGGGTATTACTTAACTGGTAATCCCACTCAGAACCAATCTGTTGGAACAGAGAGCTACACGAGTTCTACTAGACCCAGATTAAATTCCGCTGGTGACGCTATCGTAAATGATACAAGCACATCAACGGAAACAACTAAATGCCAAGCAACTGGAGCTACGAGTCTCCCAGCTAGCTACCAAGAGTACGGACTCGTAAAGAGAACCAGTAACCATGTGTTGACTGCACTGAATGGAACTAAATACTACGAAGTAACTAGCTGGACTATCCCTCAGTAATATGTCAGTTGATCAAACATACGAAAAGGTTGTAAGAACCAATTCCACCCCAGCTAGGGAGGATGAGATATATCCAGAGATTCCAGCTAATATAGACTCTGGTTCTTTTAGCGACCAGAGTGCTTTATTCATAGGAGGAGGTGGAGTAGAGGAAGATCAAGACTTTGATCCCACTGCATCATTTAGCATAACCACAAACGGAACTACTTCTGGTGGAGTACAGACATCTCCAATAACAATCAAGTGCCTAGGTGGGTTAGCTTATTACCCTAAGCCCTATGCAACTGCACAAACTGGAAGCCCAGCCCCCCAAACAGTTACAGTAGCTGGGGGTTCTAGCGGATCTGGAGCATCAATAAGCGTATCTCCACCATCCAGCGGAACTACCATTTATCGCATATTTGCAACTTGCACAGGAACTAGAAACTCCAATGGAGTTATTGATATGAGTTCCACTGGTACTATAAGTATTATTATAGGTACGGATGTAGCTGTAGCTGACTTAACTGGATCAAATACTAGATATAAGGCAACTGGAATAAATACATATGACTTTTATTTCTTGATAGGTAGTATTGCCGTATCAAGGAGATCTGATGGAAGGTTTCAAGTATATATAAATCAAGTTCAGCTAGGGGATTACACCTATGGCCCTCTGATTAGCAAGACTGAAACTACTGCGGGTAGTGTCGTTGTTCCCATAAATGATGGTCTTCGTGAGTTTACATTCTGCATAAACGGAGAGGCATTTACAGGGGACTTTGAGGTATCTAATATCCAAAAGGTCTAATGCCAGTAGCAACAAAATTCAATGCGTTAACTAGGGGAAATGGATTCCCAGCGTGTATACCTAATTATGATGTCACAAGCGGTGAGTATGTAACTCTGGGTGGCTACAAAAATACTGACGCACCAACTGCTCCAACACAGACTCAATTGGATGATTCTCTTAGGGCAGCAATGAAGCTCTACTGGAATCTATATGGTTTTGCTTCGTCACCCACAATAACGGGGAGTGCAAATGCATCCGCAAGTGCATCATCAACACTTGATGAATATATATATGATTCAAGCACTGGTAGTTACACTGTAACTAGTGAAACAGTGAGTGCATCAACAAGTACATCTAAGTCCTATATTTACAATTCAACACCAGTGCATAATGTAAGTGTTCCAAAGAATAGGGTGTGCCAACTGTCCGATGGCGAAGTTGAAGTATCTTACCCAGCCCAATATGAAACTACAAGTAATTTTGATGAGGATATTGGGGATATACAAACAGCGTATGTTGATGTTGCTACGACATTCGCAGTAGGACAACCTTCGGGTCAAGGTGGATTTATTCCACTGCATTTAGACAACAATACAACTATTCGTAAATTTATACACAATGGTGTTTTTGTTGGATACGGATTGCTAGGCATATTAGTAAAAGGACAGTCAAATATTTTTGCTGATGCTTTTGTTGACGATCCCTTTGCGGAAGAATGCCAAACTGGTGGTTTTTTAAATATATATATATCAAGTTTTAAATACACAGGGATAAGCGGTTCTAATGCTATCAATAATGTTATTACCTATGGCGGTGTTCAGTTTTATTTATCAGCGACACTCCTTGATGGAACTAACGCAAATGATACTTTTTCTGTAAGCGGAACAACCATCAATGTCGCATACAATAGAACCAACAGTGGCTCGGAAACTACAGGATCACCACCCACTCCCCCAGCTAGCTACTCAGTTTATAGTGATTCTTGGAATCTCTCATCTAGCATATCCTTGAGTTTCAGTATACCAGACCTTGAATTTTACACTTATTCTTAAACACTTTATGATAATATAGGAGAACATTATGGCAGAACCAAGAAACAATATGGGCAATAATCGCAAGCTACCCAAGGATCAAGAAAAGCTAAATGAAGCGGTTAGGGCGAAGACAGCAGAGGAAACTAATTTCAGTGCATCCGACAAAGCGACTATTGCGGGGTATTCTCCTCTTTTGGCAGCAGAGGCAGTGGGTGATATAAGCAAGAAGCTGAAAACACCTAGAGATATATCCGCTGCAATTAGGACTCCCATGGTGTCCTCCCCAAATGTGGTTTCTGGGGTTTCTAAGGTAGCCACAAGCCCCCTAATGGGTGCTGGAAGGTTAGCGAGTCTTACATCTCCCCTAGCCATTTATACTGGAGTTGACATAGCTACAAGCATGATTCGTGATGATGGCAAGGGCCTCAGTCAAGTGACTGGGGAAGTTCTTGGTGGTGCTGCGAGCAATGCATTGTATGGTGACGACCCAGTATCCAAGGATGCCTCCCAGCCAATGCCCACTGAGTACGCTGAATTAGCTAAACAGGGATTTAATCCACAAAAGCCAATTATTGGACGCAGGGGAGAAATAAAGGGATACGAAAAACTCCCAGTTGATCCAACCCCAGACGCACCTGTATCTGAACCACGGATGGATCGCCTAAGCGACCAAGCACTGGACTTTAATCAGACTGTAGTTGGACAGGGTACTACTGCCTCAAGGAAAGCACCCCTTCCTCAAGTAAAGGATGCCAGCACTGCATTTGAAGGCTCATATCTACTTCCCAGTGGAGAAACAGTGGGTCTAGTCAAGGGTGGTGGCACACGAGTAATGACTCCACAGGAGATACAGCAGTACGAGATGTCAATCAAGGACGCTCCTCTGATTAGTGGAGAGCGAACTGCGGAAGCACCAATTAGTGCGGACGGCGTGTTCATGAGTCCAAGTGCTGCTAAACAATTTATACCAGATGACCCAAGAGTAAAACCCCTTGGTCAGCTAACTGAAGCTGAGCTAGTGAAGCGGGCATCCGATCTACAGACTGCCGCTAAGGAGTCTGGCGTAAGTCCCAGCGAGGCACAAATACAAAGCCAAGAACTGGTAAGTCAGTACTACAAAGAAAAAGCAGCCCAAGCTCCAGCAGAAGCCCCAGAAATGTCTAGGGGTGAGCGAGCTGTTGCCAACTTTGGGCAGTTCATGCAGTCTGGAGAAGAAATGACACCAGAAAAGGTAGCTCAAGCTGAACTGTTTGCTGAATCAATGGGTCTTGGGTTTGATCAAGAGAAGGGATATACGAATAAGTTTGACCCAGCTATCCTAGCTGAATACAAACGAAAAGTAGAAGCAGGAGAAGTTCCTCGTCCTCCAGAAACCGACAGGGAGCTTATGACTCGCCAAGCTCGTGAGGCTCGTGAGGCCACAGAAGCCCGCAGATCAGCCCCACCAGCATTTCCAGAAAGGGATGGGCGTGTAGCTGAAGAAGAAGCTAGGGGGACTATTAGCGTTGGTGGACAGCAAGTACCAAACACGGAAGCCAACCGCATCCTTCGTGACCAAGAGAAATCACTCAAGGAAGCAGGGAAGCGTGAGGGACTTAGGGGTGCTGAACTCAGAACATTCATCCGTGATGGAATGAAGGAAAGAGCGGATATTGCTAGAGAGGAAGCTGAAGCCAAGGAGGATCGTGAGGTCAAGAAGATCATGGACGATCTAAATATCTCAAACGCACAGGCGAGACTGGAGTACAACATCCAGAGACTCCTTCCAGATGCCCCAGAGCGACCATCTCCCAAAGTAATATCGGACTTCAAGAAGACAGCGGAGGATGACTTTGACCTTGTGTTTGATCCAGAGACATTTACCTTCAGTACAGTTGAGGGAAGACTCCTTATCTCAGACAAGGAACACCCGCTTAATCCAAACAGTCAGATCTATAAAACTCTGTCCCAGCTAGAGGGTGCTGAATACCTTCTTGCACCACCACCAGATGTTCTTGATAACCTAGATGAATATGTACAGCTAGCTGAAGAAAGCGAGAACGGAAAAGCATTCCTTAAATCAAATGATGGAAGAGTTTACGAAGTCACTAAGGATGGTAATGTAACACACACTGGCTACTCCAGTAAGTAACAAATAATTATTATGGCTCAAGTCCTTTCCCCAGAGGAGTATGAAAGCATTGCAGGGGAGTTCCAAACTCCCAAGGCTCAAGTCCTAACACCAGAGGAGTATGAATCTATACTCACTGGTGCAATGGCAATGCAAGATGATGGAGTTACCTTTGGTGACTACCTTCGTGCTGTCCCAGCTACTGGTGCTGACATTGCTATTGGTTCTGTTGAGGGTCTAGCTTCAGCCATTGGTTCTGTTACTGGGGACTACGACTTTGCTAGAAACATAAGCGAGATCCGCACGGATGTAAACGATGCTATCATGGGGGATGCCCCAGATGAGCTAAAAGGTGACTTTGCCTACAAACTGGCTTCTGGACTGGGTAGTACACTCCCATATTTGGGTGCAGCTCTACTAGCTAGACGACCAGATTTAATAGCTAAGATTGGAGCTAATGGATTCTTTTTGGCATCCGCAGGTCAACAGGTTCGTGATGACTATCTAGCTAACCAAGGTGTTACATCAGAAACAGCCACGGATGAACAGATGGCTGAGTCCAACAAGGTTGGAGCTATTGGTGCTATCCCCATTGCACTAGCTGAAAAGCTGGGTGCTGGATTGATACTCAAGCCCTTTGCTAAGGGTGCTATCCCTGCTGGAAAGGTTATGGAACGCATTGGTCAGTATGTGGGTGCTGGTATTGGTGAAGCCGCAACTGAAGTAATGCAGTCTGGTATTATCAACTCAATAGCTAGCTATGTAGGAAGATACGACCCAGATCGCCCAATTACACAGGGAATGGCTGAGTCCGCAATGATTGGATTCCTAGTTGGTGGTGGTGTAAACGCAACGATTGATACAGTGAATCGTGCGGTAACACAGTCAGATAGACTGAAGGCTGGTGTAGCTGATGGTAGCTTGAACGCCAAAGATGTTCTTGATCCAGATGTAGGTGGGCCGATGGCAGCCATCGCAATGGAAAACGGAAGCATACCAGAGGTTGACACCATACAGCAATCAACAGTAACAGACCCCCAAGGAATAGCGAACTTTGTATCCAAGACACTCACACCACTCAGCCGTAGGCTTGGTCGTGCGGGCAAGGAGGTTGTGCGTGAGTTCCGTAAGTTTGAACTGGACACTGGAGTAAAGGTTACTGACTTCAAGAAAGCAGTAAACCCCTTTAGTAAGCAGATGCTTGAACTCAAGAAGAAGAGTCCAGAGGACTACAGGATTCTTTCACTAGCCCTAGCTAATGCAAACGAGCTAGCTACATCTTTACCAGATAGCGTACAGAAGGACTTAAATAAAAAGTCCCAGATACAGCCAGAGATACAGCGTTCAGCTAGCGAACAGTTGCTTGATACGACCAATGCGGATGCAGCAACAATCAATCAACAGATTGACCAAGCACGGCAATCAATCGCAAATCTTGGTCTAGGTACACAGATACGAATCATAGAATCTGGTAGCTCATACTACGATCCTCAGTCCAACACAATAGCCATCAGTGCTACTGAAGCGGACGGAACAACAGTTGCACACGAGTATTTTCATGCGGTTCTGGGACAGGCGGTAAAGACTGACCTAGAACTTCAATCAATGACTCGCAATATGTTTGATAGTGTGATTCGTGCGTCAGTTGATGGTAGCTCACTTAATACCCAGCTAAAGGACTTCGTAGCTCAGTACGATCAGAATGTACAGAACGAAGAGTTCTTGGCTCAAACAGTTGGTGAGCTAGCTAGACAATATCAGACGCTTGACATAAACACTAGGACACGAGTCAAGTTGTGGTTGAATCAAGCAATGCGTCTAGTTGGTCTTGATGGTGTATTTAAGCAAGCTGAAACAGACTCAGAGGTAATTGAGCAGTTGAATGCCTTTGCTCGCTTTGCTGGACAACCAGAGGCACTTACTGGAAGAGATGGTGCAATGATACAGAGTGGTGCTGATGGTGATAGTGCCATATCAGAACCCATAAGGGCAACGAAGTTTACGCTAAAGGATTTGACGCTAGCACCCAAGGTTGATTTCAGTTCAACGCCCAGAAGCCTTTCAAACATTACCTCTGGGGACTCACTTGATATTATTTCTTTGATAAATGATGCTATTGCAAACAACAAAAAGGTTGTTTTTTGGCAAGCAGACCAGCTTGGAATAGGTGATTACACTAGTGAGGTAAGTGGCAAAGTTTACGAAATAGATGCGGGTCTTGGGTTTGCTAAGAGCAATATCAAGGGAAGAAAGGGTTTAGCTTGGGCAACTGGCAGAGAAACTATAGCTGATAAAATAAAAGACGCAGATTTGGTTTTCATGATTTCTGGAAACCCGCAAGAGATGCATCTTTTTAATAAAAATGTTTTTGAATTAATTTACGATAATGTCATAGCGTCCCAAGGTTCTGTAGAAAAGTTTATAAAAAAACTGAGAAAAAGTAAAAATAAGCTAGACAACACCCTAGCCGAAAATTTGGCTGTTGTGAATGAAGAACTTACAACTTCCACAAAATATCCAAACCCCTTGGATAATCCCAAGAGAAAGGATTTCTCCCTAGCTATTGCCGATAGAATTTCCAAAAAAACTGGGCAGGGATCAACTGATGATAATCTATGGAATGCACTAAAAAAAATATATCCATCGCCTAATGAGTTGCGTGATGGACACCTAGTTGCAAATAATTTTGGTATTCGTGATATTTATGCTGTATTTGAACCCAATGGAAAAATTGTGGAAAAACCAAAAATTCACAGCACTTACCCTTGGGGTGTAGGTGGCAAGTTTTTGGGAACTCCAGACAGGATAATCAACCTAAGCGACATTCTGTCCGATGATTACTTGGAGGCATTTAAAAATCTACCCCAGAACTTAGGGAAGTCCGAAGGAGCAATAGGAGGAAAGCTGGCTGGGTCACAGCAACCATACAGATTTTATGAGGGCAAAGACCTACGACCCACCACCCCACAACAAGTTAGCGATGCAATAGCAAGAGAGAAGGCAGCTAAACCAGCTGCTCCAGCTACTCAAAAAGAGCTATCTAGGGGTGCGGAAGCGATTAAGAAAAAACAAGTTAAGGTTCGTGGAACAGTTAACTTTAAGAATTGGTTTGGCAAAGGAGAACTGGTTCACAGTGATGGCGAACCCATGGTTCTTTATCATGGAACTAAGGCTGACTTTACGGAGTTCACATCCAAGGAAAACATTGAACAAGATGAACTAACTCCAGAATGGCTATACTTTGGAACTAACCCAGTCCTAGCTGAAGAGATGGCTAGACTCAAAGAGGGTTTTGACAAACAGGGGCTGACTACTGATGACAAATTACAGCAAATGTATGAAGAATTTTCAGTGCTACCCAAGGACGAGCGTAAAAAGATTACGCAGATTGTAACTAATTCAATGGTAGCCGATGAAGATTATAGAGGTTTTGAACCCTATGTAATAAAAGAAATAGCTAAAAAGGGAGTTGATGGAGCTAAAGATATACCTGAGTTTAGATTACAGCAAGTACAGGAAGAATCCTATATTATAGACAAGACTGGACTGACTCCAGAGGAGTTAAGGCGTTTCGTTGGGATGAGTGTAATGCCAGTATATATTAACGCAAAAAATATATTCAATCCAAAGAATGAGAACCATGTTAAAAGACTTCTAAATCAATTATCAAAAGATAAAAGCTGGGTAGATGAGTTTAACTGGACTGCGGAAGAGATTGGAACTGGAGAGTTCCGATTTATTGAAAATCCCCAAACTGCTAAAGCTCTAAAGAAGACTGGATTTGATGGAGCATTCCTAGCTGAAACAAATGAAACTGGATTAACCACAGTTGCAATCTGGGATAATACTGGAGTTAAGTCAGCTACTGGAAACACTGGTGCATATAGCTCAGAAAACCCAGACATACGATTCCAGAAAAAAATAAATCGCTATAATCGTAGCGAAGGGCAGATAGCTAGTGAAGAAGAAATTATTCGTGGACTCTCTGATGATGGTATGGCTTTACTGCAAAAGTATGGTATGGTTGATAACTATAGAGAGGTTCGTAATGTTCTTAACGCAATCAAGGATGAGTACATCGCACAAGGACTGGACGCTAACTTCATTGATAACTATTTCCCTAGACTCGTACAGGACATAGATGGACTGAAGACTTCCTTTGGTATTCCCACTGGAATAGTTGACCAAGAGATTAGACGCTACGAACAAATGACTGGTCAAACGCTTTCGGATACGGAACGCCAGATGATGTACGAAAAGCTAGCTAGATCCAAGCTATACAGGGGTGGACTAAATACCCCCAGCAATCTAAAGGAGCGTAAAATATCCCTACTTGAAGAAGCCCAGCTAAAATACTACGCTGATCCAGAACAAGCACTTGATAGCTACATTGAGAAGATGGTAAACGCCATTGAAACAAAGAAGCTCATTGGTGATGCTGCATCTGGAAAAGCTGCGGGTACTGAACCAGTAGCTGGTAGACTTGGGGAAGTTATGGATAACCTAGCTAAACAAGGACGCTTACGCCAAGATCAGATAGATGTTATACAGGGAGCAGTGCAAGCTAGATTTGGTCAGCATGGTCGCCAGTATGGATTTGTGAAGGGAGTGAAGAACATGGGTTACTTAGCAACGATGGGTAATGTGGGTTCTACGCTTACTCAGTTGGGTGACTTCTACTTCACTATGGTTCAGAATGGATTAGTACCAACTATTGAAGCCGCCCTAGGGAGAAAGAAATTCACTATTCAAGACTTTGGTTTAGCTAAGGATCAAGTGTCTATTGAAAACGAAAATGGTGCGGGTATGTTTGGAAATAGCGTTCGCACAGTATTCAAGCTCACTGGTATTACAGCTATTGATAGGCTAGCCAAGAACACCAATATCAACGCTGCATTCAATGTATTAACAAAGGGTGCAAAGGCTAGTCAGAATACAAATAAGTACAAGAAGACCCTAGCTAGATTGAAACGCACACAGGGCAATGATGCATATAAAACAATCGCTGACCTCCAGAATGGAGTAAAGAGCGATCTAGTTATTGAAGCACTTTACAACGAGCTAGCTGATGTAGCCCCCATATCCCTAACGGAGATGCCAGAGGCTTATGCAAATAACCCAAATACACGGATACTATATAGCCTAAAGTCCTACACTATTAAGCAATTTAACTTTCTGCGGGAGCGTGTATTCGTTAAGCTAACTGAGGGTATAGCCCAAGGGGACTCAAAGAAGGTGGGTGAAGCCTCCGTGGATATGATGAGAATTCTTGCGTTCACCACACTCGCCAATGGGTCTGCCGATGTACTGAAGGCTATCGTATTTAATCGTGAGATTGATGACGAGGACTTCTGGTGGAACACATTCCTCCGTATGTTTGGCGTAACCAAGTACACAACTGTAAAGGCTCGCAAAGAGGGTCTAGGTCAAGCCCTGCTAATGACAGTAGCTCCACCACAGGTTGGTATACTCAATGACATTGGTAAGGATATAGTGAACGCTGAGAAGCTAGCTGATGCCAGATCAATGAAGTATATGCCACTCGTAGGTAAGCTATACTACTGGCGAGACGGCAGAGGCGTAGATGTAGAAGAGAGACTGTCTAGACTCAGAGAAAACAACTAGGCTCATCCTTGACCATTGGGTCATGTATATGGATGTGTGGGATATTTTGAATATCGCTGAACCGAATCATTGAGATTACATCATCCTGCGTCTTACGGCTGTACACCTTGTACAGTGCATCCCTAGGGGAATCAACAAATGTCTCTGTATCGCATAGCTCATTAGCTAGCTTGAGTAGTTGCTTGGTTCTAACAAGTGTAAACCCATCGCTCATCTCAAAGGCAACCCAGTCTTGATCCCCAAACAACCAGCCGTCCATGCCTACAGTGTTTCTAAACTCCACCCACATAAACTCCTCCTGTAGCTTGCCACTCCTAGTGACCTTCTTCATGGCTTTCACATCAATAGTTCCAATGCTTGTGTGCCAGTCTATGTGCTTGAATTGATCGGCTTTTGTAGCCTCCCTTGGGTTTGGGTCAATGACACTGAACACACGAAGAAAGCGACCGCCTTCAACGGCTTCACCTTTTTTCCATACTTCGCTCTGTGTCCAATCCATAATAAAATTATGCCCCTCCACTGTAATTTCTTACAACGGAAGGGCAGGGGTAGTCGGATTCAATAAGGAGAGAAATAGACGACAAGAAAAAACTCACCCTGCGGAGATTACTCAACCGCATTACCGACAAATTATCTGCTGTTTCTGGAACGATTCTTTGACTTACTTTGAATACGAAGGTTTTTACGAGAGCCATTGTGCGGATTGCGATCCTTGTGATCAACATCCTTTCCACGAAGTTTAGACTTTCCAACGGATTTGACCATCTTGCGTCTTGATTTCTTTCGTGCATCATTGCGTTTTCTTTGCTCTGGTTTGCTCTGATAATTGTCGTATTCTTTTCTGTAGTTCCTAGGCATGGTTAAAATTATACCATATAGTGTTTTACTAAATGGTGTTTGTCAAGCTATTCCCTCTCATCCTCATTAACTAGGACACGCTCTTGGAGTCTAGCTATCTTGTTCTTTAGTCCCTCAATATCCTTATTGAGTTGCTCGTTCTGCTTACTGAGAACATCGCAGGATTTAGTCATAGCGTTAAGTCCACGAACCAATACGGATTCCGTATCTGGTGCGAACACTGGAGTTGTTTTTTTATTAGACATATATTTATAGTGAGTTTGTGGGTTCTTTGTTTAGGGCTGAGATTGCTTGGTGTAGCTGTTTGATGTCGTCACGAAGTATTTCGTTTTCCATCTGAGCTAGCTGGTAATCCAAAGCCAGTTCTTTCCATGCCTCCTCGTACTCCTTCACGGAGCTACAGTTGGGCATCTTTCTTAAGGAGAATGATTTTTGCGTCATTTTATTTTTCTTGTTATTAGATCCATGATTAAAGATATGATAGCAACTGATGTCAACATCAGCAGTAAATAGAGAAGTAATCCAAGTATTGCTTGCATCATTGGAACCTCCCTATGTGGTTGAGAAACTTGAAGCGTCCCATTAGGTCACGCTCGCCCTCACGATTCTTAGCTACATTGTAGTCCATTTCTAGATAGGTCACGCCATTCTGACCAGTCCTACGGCAGTGATCAATACTACCTCCATTTGGCCACATGAGGAGTGCGATGTCCGCATCATTCTCAATGTCCCCAGAATCCTTTAGGTCGTACAACACGAGTCCAGAGTCACGCATAGCACCAGTTCTATTGATTTGTGCTAGGAGTATCACCGCTACATCCAGCTCCATAGCCATCTGTTTGATGCCATGAGATGCTTGGGATATACCCTCGTGCTTACTGAGCTTTGCGTTGAATGGAATGAGCTGAAGGTAGTCTATGACAATCACCTTTACATCATGCTTACGCTTGATCATACGAGCCTTGGAACGAAGGTCATCAATCCCACGAACAGTATGCTCAGTGTAGATTGGTGCTTGGGCAACTTTATCAATAGCATTGTCAACTAAGTCCCTTTGATGGGGAGTTGCCGTACCATTCGTGTAGCTCTTTAGGTTCACTGCGGAAGCAGTCTGAGTCATACGTTTAGCTAGCTGGTTAGCTGGCATCTCAAAGCTGAAGATCATGCTTGGCACATTATCAACGATACTAGCACGAAGAACAAAGTTCAGAGCCAACTGTGATTTACCGCAGCTCGTTGGTGCAGCGATCACACACACTTCGCCCTGCCCTATGCCACCCTCGTCCAGCTTCTCGTCCAAGTGGTCAATTCCAGTGGGTATCTTCTTGGCTACATAAGTGCCATCAAGCATACTGTGAAGCCTTTCCTTGAGTTCCTTGGAGGCATCCTCAAGAGTGTTGGATTCACCACTGTCAGCCATGATCTTTCTGAGTTCGGCTTCTGTGCTGGCTGTAATATCAGCGAGTTCAGTACCCTCATTGATGTCCTCCAGCTTGAGCTTGTACATACGCTGTAACTGCCTAGCCCTGCTGTTGTCCTTTACTATCCTAGCTGAAGTAACTCCAGTTGAATGAGTACTGGGGGAGTCCATGATACCAAAGAGTCGGCTCATGCCACCAATCGTATCCAAATCATTCGTCTTACGAAGATCGTCAGCTATCGTGATCTCATTGATCTCATTACCAGAATTAGATAGATTACACAATGACTGAAAGATGCGAGCATTACTTGAGTCGTAGAAATCATCCGCAGTTATGATTGTGGATATTTCGTCAAATGTACCAATGTTTCCAGAGTAGGTACAGCTAGCGAGGACAGCATCCTCTGCCTCTGGAGCGGAAGGGATTCTCATGGTATTACTGGGCTGTGTGTACGGATTCCAGTTGGGAGATGCGTTCATCTTCCGCACGCTTATTGCGATACTCCAACTGTATCTTCGTTACAGTACGAGGAGATATTCCGTAGTACATAGCCAGTATCTTAGGGGGTATGAAGTCAGCCCTACCGATGACATCCCTCTCTTCCTGCGTTATATCATTCTTCGTTTGGTAGGATGCTTTCAAATAATCCTGCAAGCACATTTCTTTGATCAGTCCGTTCTTCTTGCCCCACTCAATATCCTTGGGAGCGTTTTCCCAGAATGCTTCTTGAGCTTTCTTATGCTCAGTGGATTCAAAGTTCTTCTTACGAGCCTCTACATATTCTTCAATATAATCTGTCATTTTTTTATTGGGTTATGGGTTTTATTATTTAGGTAAGTCATCAAGGTGGCTTGGTAGTAATTCGCTGTCAATCATTCTTTTTGTTTTTTGCCAGCAAGCGATATTCCATAGGACAGCACCAAAGTGATCCTCGTCCGTTTGTCCGTCACGCAAAGCCCAAAGGTGTCTGTGTGCGGAATCGCAGTAGCGAGAAAGGGGAATGCCCTTCTGCCAGTTATCTCTTCCGTACTTAGTAGCACCATCCTCAAAGCGTTTAGCTAGGGATTTTAATGCACAAGTTGGAATCAATGATGGAAGACCCTTGCCCTCCATCGCATCACGAACAGCACCCGTGTCAAACTCTGACATCTTCCCACTTGATGGGAGTACCGATTCTTTATCTCTTGAAGTAACCATTTTTTTTCTTTGTTTTAATATTTAAAAAAGTAGGGGCTGGGCAACATCAAACCCAGCCCCTATAACCCTAACGTATGAACACTAACATTAATACTAACTAGAAAGCCTCTTCTGTGGCTACAGCCTCCTTCTCAACCTTCTCCTTAACGGAGAGAGAGTAGAAAGGTACACCCTTCTTGGATTCTTTTTTCCAAGCGTTGATGTAGTAGTCCTTGCCGTCTACATTGATTGTCCCACCCAAGTCTGGATGCGTTTCGGATTTCTTGCGATCATTCTTAAACATCGCACCCTTATTGGTATTATCATATTTTTCCATATTTATAGTCTCCTATATTAGTTCGTTATTAGTTTTAGCTACCTTCTTGGTAGCTGGAGAATCTTTACCATGACGATTTGTGAAGTCAGCATCCTTCGTATCGTCAATAGCCAGCAATCCATTCAATGCGTACTTGCGAGCGTATGAGCTAGCTGATCCAGTGATCTGAGCTTCATCCATGCCCTTCTTGTTTTCTGCCTCACGAGCAAACGCAGAGGCACTTGCGAATGGCTGGTTTTCAAAAGCTAGCATAGCTGTAGCCTTTACATAAATGCGACCACCAATTTCAAGCACTTCATCGTTGATGACCAATGCACAGTTGCGTTCCTTGAGCAGTGGCTTGACTGCTTCTAAAATATCTTCAGCACTGCGATAGTTGTAGTTGCCAAAGTTATTGCGTTGTCCCTTGGGAGCTTTCAGCTCCGATTGGATTTCTTGTAGTAGGTTTTTATTTTCCATAATTAGTAATAAGTTTACGATACAACACTGTCCTCTGTTTTGAGTTAGTGCAAGCATTTATTTCATTTTTTTTCGCTTTTAATTCTTTTAATGTAAGTTCCTGTTCATCAACAGTTAAGCGTTTGAATCTAGATGCCAACTGCCTCAATCCAACTGGATGAAGGTAATTAGTATCCCCTTGATCCAAGTAGTCAGCCATGTTTCTGAGTATCTTTGATAGACTAATATCCGCACTTGTGCCAAACCTTTTGAAGCTATTTTCAACACGCCCCAAGAAAGTATTTGCCTCCATTGATATTACTCCACGCACCATGCCAGTCGTGTGGTTGTGATCCACACAGGGTTTAGAGCATCCAGTCGTTTCCAGTATTGGACACTTCTTTGG